TTGTTGTCGGTGAAAGTCTTGATGTTGTCAGCAACTGACCGCTTCATCTTCATGTATTTACCGATGCCAAATTCAGCTTCACCATCAGCAATACGTTGGCTTCCCATTGGACTTGGGTTTAAGCCCTCTGACAATAACTTGTCGATGTCCTCTTCATTAGTGAAGTATGCGTTCATTACATACTGACCACCTTTGTCTGCAATCTGCTTTGCAATCGTATTCCCATTAGGGTCTCCCATGTCTGCATTCTCTGGGAATACTTTAGCATATTGTAAGACCATTTCCATTTCATATCGTGCCATATGACATTTCCTTTCGTCGAGTCTGGTAACTATATATAAGTGCTTTTTTCGCAGTTTGTAACACTAAAGTAGAAATTTATTTTCTAATGGATGTCTGCATATGTTCTTCCGAACTGTGCATCTATCCCAAGTGGTACATTTAGTTGAATTTCTTGGTTTACTTGGTCGATTGCCATAGTCATAATGTTTTCTTCTTTGTCTTCATCTCCTTCTTCTACTAGAGTTATAATTTCGTCGTGGAACTGACCGATAGTCTTTAGTCCCATACCACGACACCCTTTAACCCAACTGTCGAAACAGAATACACCTGTACCCTGATTTAGTGTACTGAACCGATCCTTGTCAGACCGTAAGCTGTACCAGAATTTAGATACAGGGTTCTGTACCCAAGCAGAGCCAAAGAGTTCACGAACACGTAGACCTTCTGCCACCTTCTGTACTGACCAGTTACGTGACCAAAAGGCATCTAGCAGTGTCTGTGCCTCAGACTTACTCATACCTGTCTCACGAGCCAGTTTAGCGGCTCCTACACCATATGTAGCACTGTAGTTCACCACCTTGTAGTTCTTGCGTAATGCCTTAAGGCTACGTTCCCCTGAATTATGCTTGTCGATGTCATCTTGTGTAACAACACCTGCGTGTTTAGCAAGGTCAAGGTGCGGGTCAAACCCATCCTTAGACATTTCAGCGACATAATCAGGGTCTAATGGTTTCATGTAGTGTCTCTTTGTCGTATCCTCTAACGATGTCATATCAGCACCGCACAGAGTGTAACCTTCAGGTGCAGTTAGACACCCTCTGATTTCTTTTCCGTAGGGTTTATCAACCGATGGCAAGTTGACCAGTGGTCGGGCATGACGAAAGCGTAATGTGTTAGTGAACCCTGCAACAGTTGCTTGCACGTATCCATCGTTCTCTGTTTCAACCATTGATCTAAGGACACCAATACGATGTGAAAGAACAGAGAGGCCATCAAGCAAACTAATAGCAGGTTCTTGTTCAACCAGTTCACGTACTGAGGGACAGAGTTCTCCGTCTTTCCGTACTTGTTCCAATTTCCGTTCATCACCAGTTACCTTATCCTTTAGGTATTTGAAGGTACGAGGCTTCCACCCCAAAGAAAAAAGCCAATCTTTGACCTGCTCCACACTATTAGGATTTGCTCGTTCTTCTCCTGTTTTGACCACCATAGACAATGTAGAAATCGGTTGGTGTTCTTGCTTGCATAACTGAACCCATTTTTCGCCGTGACTAGAAAGTGTACCGTCTTTTTTGTACATGACTTTCGGTTTTGTCTTGGTAGTAAATAGATTACGTTTTGGCATAGCATCAGCCAAGGCTTCTGTCTTTTCATGTTTTAGGTCTTCCCATTCCTGTAGATGGGCTTTTGCTTTCTCTACATCTAATTTCCATCGTAGGGTCTCCTGTTCTCTTGCACAATCCATCTTGAACATGAGGTAGTCAATAAAGCGATCTTTCTCTCCACTGTCCTGATACAGTTTGTTTAGCTTTAAGTCCAAGTCACGGTGTAACCGTGTGTTGATCTTAACGTCCTCATTACAGCGGTGAGCATACTCTTCTGGTGTTAGGGTGTTCCAGTCCTTAATAACTGGTTTAGGCACTCCATAGTCCTCTCCGTAGCCCTCAAGCCCATGTCTCATACGATCATGGTTTAGATACCACGACAAAGGTAGAGTGTCGATCAGACGAGACTTTACTTCAATGCCTAACACTTTTTCCACTGCAGGGATGTCAAACCTGATGATGTTGTGACCAATCAGTGTAGGTGCTTCTGTAAAGAAGATAAGCATAGCCTCATAATCATGGGTATGATGCACATTTCCATCGTCCCCCATCCAAGATAACACATGAATCTTTGTTAGTTCGTCTAGTAGACCGTCTGTTTCAATATCGAATACTGGCATGTTTACCATTTCCCATTTTTGCTTAAGTTTTCTTTGGCCCATAAAGGTTGAAGATTAGTGTAATGATTCGCCATTTTAAAATCTTCAGGGTTTTGTAAATCGAAACTGCACAAAGGTCTTATATGATCTATGTGCCAACCTTTAGTCCCGTGATTATTCCATGTCATAGGCTCTCCATTTTCAGGGTTAGGGTAGAATTGATTTTCAAGGTGTTTTATGAGTTCTTGTTTGCTACAGCCAACACTTTTAATAACACTACCCACCTTAATTTGATCTTTACGCCTTAAAATACCGTTTAGGTTTGTCCTTAAAGAGTGAGCAACTTTATATTGAGGGTTGTTTTTTAACCTTTCATAAAACTTCTGATTGTGCTTATCTTTGTATTTTTCATAGTGTTTCTTATCCCATTTTGCCTTTCTGTCTTTATTTCTGTTGATATAATCATTCTTCATTTTGTAAGCGCAAGAGAGGCAGTAGGATTTTTTATTGTTGTGAACCCTTCCTACGAAGTCATTAGGAAATAGTGATAAACACTTTATCTTGTTGCATTTCGAACAGCACCTCTTGTTAAAAGAATACAACTTTTTCCTTACGTGATTTTTCATCCACATATCTGGTGAGTTTTTGTACTTTAAGCAGCTTTTACACACACCTCTCCTGTTTCCAGATTTATCAGCAACAGAAAAACAATCAAACCTTTTAGTTAATTTACAATCCTTACACACCCTTTTAATGATTTGACCCCCTATTGTAATATCACCTTTCATTATATAACCTCTCTTAGTGTAAACGTATCATAGTTGAACCGCATCTTACCTGCTGCACCTTCCTCAGATGATGGACGGTTCTTCTCAATCTTGAGATACGTTGTGTTTCGTTCCTGTAGGTCTTCAGCTTCTTTGTCACGGTACAAGTCGATCACAAATGACGCACGTTGACCAATCATCTTACAATACTTGAAGTCACCGTTCTCGTTAGTGTGACCAATGCTTACGATACCTACGTTTAATTCTGCTGCAAGTTTAGACAGGCGCACTGACAAGTCAGCCAACTGTTGCTCTTTGCTTTCCTCAGACGATCCAGAGATTACATCTTGGATAGGCTCAAAGAAGATAAACTTACAACCACATGCCTGACTAAAGAACCTAATTTGGTCAATCAAATCTTCAGCACTAGCACCATCACCCAAGAAGAACTGATAGAAGTTTTCATCCTTAGTGATGTCTTTGATTGCTTCTACTACATCATCATTGCGTTCCTTATCGTCGATCAAATCCCTACGTGTCAGATTATCGTTCAGGTGGTATGACACAAGACCAAGTAGTGACCTTAGTTTGGTTTCTTCTAGATGCCATGCAGCAATCGGTATACCCTTCTGTAGCATGTTGTATTCTAGATACCGCATTAGTTCTGTCTTACCGATCCCTGTAGGTGCTTTGAACACTGTAAAGTGTCCCTGCATCAAGCCAAGTATCTTGTCATCCAATGCCTGAATACCTGTCTCTACATAGATATGCTCTGGCGTATCATGGTACAACGACAGAAACTGGTCTGCAGTGTTTAGGATATTCTCTGGTGTATACTTCTTAGCGTTCCACCATGCTGATTTAAACTCTGCTTGCGCCCCATTCTGTAGAAACTCGTTAGCATCCTTGTATTTGTCATGTGGTACACGGTAGACCTTGTTAGGAAATAGTTTAGCCATACGATCAGCAAGAGAATTACCTGCGTCATCTGTATCGACAGATAGGATAATCTTCTCAAACCCATCTAACCATTCCTTACAGTTCTCCCAGAGCTTCTTAGAGGGCGTAGCAGAGGGTAAAGACACAACAGGGTTAGTGTAGCTGCTCTTCAGCATTTGTGCCACTGACAGGGCATCTAGTTCGCCCTCTGTTACCGTTACCATCTTAGACGACCCAGATGTAAACAGGTTCATGCCGAAAAGTTCATCACCCTTGAAACCATCTTTGGTGTAAAAGGCTTTCTCGTCTAAACGACGAACCTTAATTCCACCGCTGGGGTATATGTATTCTTGACGGTCAGTATAAGTCTTAACACCGTAATCTTCCATCGTCGTAGCACTGATGCCACGCATTGCCTGATAACGACCATCAGATTTGTCTTCTACCTTCTTAGGTGTAAAACTTGTTACGTTCATATCTGACCATTCCTTATTTCCATTCGGGGGGTATTTCTCTTTTGCCCAACTGAACAACTCTTTCTTATCCTTCGGGTAGTTTCCACGACAAGAATGACAAAAACCATTCCCATCTTCAGGCCACCACCTAAAGGCATCAGACGACCCACAACCATGATAAGGACATGGTAAATGTGCAGTTCTACTCATACTTATGTTTCCTACTTATGTTTATTTACTAAAACAAGATATTAAACTTGAGTAGTAAACTTATGTTTAAGGGACACTTACCTATAAGTGCTTTTTGTTGTTTTAGTAACATCACAAATTGTTACGGATTTTTTCGAGGGCTACTTTTTCGTGTCGTGATACCCACATTTTGTTACGACCCATATGAATACCTACATCATCTTGTGTAAGATCATCCCAGTATCTCATACGAATGATTGCCCACTCTTCTTGTGTTAGGTGACTGACAGCCACAGTTTGAACCCTAGCAAACCATTCTTTCTGTTCGTACAGGTCTTCTGTCGATGGTGCTTGCGACATATATTCCTCATACTCAACAGCATCAGCATACAATGCTTGATGTAAGGCAGTAGCAGTCCAACCATCAACATCATCATCTGCACTCATTGCCTTGGCTTGATGTGACTTAGGCACTTTGACAGGTGATCTAGACAGATTGTAATACTCATTCATCACTGCTTGCGCATGAGAATACAACAGGTTTTTGTCGGTTTTACCTTCAGCGACCATTTCTAACACTTTTACGACACCTTCAGACACTAGGTCGTCATACTCTTGTGGATCGTTATATTTCCTCGCTAGGGATCGACACATTTTCATAATATTATCGTTATCCATCGTCATTCTCCACGCAAACTAATTGCATTTGTTTTTTTATCTGCTCTTCATACAATTCAAAACCATAGAAGCAATCATACATAGATTCATATTCTTCTATAATTTCCACTGAGGGGATACCTTGGTACACCCAGACTACAACTAATAACCAAGTCATTCGTCTTGATCCATCAGTGCTGCCCAAGATACAGGATACAGCTTCAGCATTTCACCATAGATCACAGAGGCTACAATACGTGTCTCTGCTTGTGTATCCTTGGCACAACGTAGCTTACACATATCTGCCCATGCATCCAGACTACCAGACCAATACCAAGAGGTCATCATGTTCTGTGGTAAGATGGATCGTGCCTGTTCAGGTGAAACACCTTCTTTGATCATCAGGTCATATGTCGTAAGTGCATTACGTAGTGTAGCATGAAACATCATTTCAGCTTCTTGGCTAATTTCCATCGGCCCCCCTGAACCCTGCTTAGAGTTCTCAGGTTTCTCACGCCAGTATGGTTCGTAGAACTCTGGTTCATACTTCACGTAACGACGACTAATCTCATTCCACCGTAGGAACTTGTGCTTAACCAACTGTCTAGCGACAAACACTGGTGCATCCACACGGAAGGTAGCAAACCCATGTCCAAATGGTGATGTATGTTTATGCTTTGCTAGAAAGCTGATCAGGCGTATGTCCTTGTCACTGAGGACACGAAATTCCCCTGAGTGTATCTGACCACGCCAGTCAGAAGTATTAGCGTAGGACACTCGTGCAGCACGTACAACCGTAAGGTCATCACCCATCTTGTCAATCAGGTCTACGTTGATTTCACCTTTTTTCATGTTACTAATAATCCTTTCGTAAACTCTTTTGCTTCATCCAAAGTGTCAAAGGTTTTTCTTGTGTCTCCGACTAACCAGACTGTCTGGTCTTTACTATTTGACCACAGTTGCTGTACAGCTATAACTCTACGTTTATCTAGGCTTACAGCATAGTATGCCTTATCTGACCCTTGTACACCTTTAGACAGTTTCGTTGTCCAGTATATGTTAAGGCTTTTGTGAGGCTGATTCTTAGCCCACTTAGCCCTATCATAGCCTAGAATATCACTTGCTTTTACCTTCAAACTGTTCTCCTTTGTGTTTACGTTTTCTGTCAGGGACAGGTTTCTTTTTGTCGGGTACTACCCTTGGTTTGTACTTAGGATGCCTAAGTGCTTTTGCAACAGGGTTTGGTCGTTTTATTTCCATTCTGAATACCTGCAACCTTTACTTAGGTTCTCTTCTTCTGACACTACCTGTAAATTCCAAGGTACGTGCAGCCCTGATATTGTGTGTCTCATACGCTTTGTACCCAAGTCATACGACTTGCCTTTCAAGGGTACTATATGATCCACATGGTGAGGTATGCCAGTCTCCTCTGTTAGTTTCTGTGCCTCACTGTAAAGCTCTGCTATGGCACTGTGGTGTTCTTGTGTAAGCCAGTCAGGACAAGCATTACGTTTGATAGCCCTTCGATTGGCAACCCACGTATTTATCTTATCACGGTTACTCTTCTTATATCCTTTTAGTTGCTCTAGTAGTACCTCACGGTTCTTATTATAGTACTCTTTTTGTCGCTTTAGCATTGCCTCACGGTTATTCTTATATCGCTCTCTATCTCGTTCTCGTATTGCCTCACGGTTATTCTTATAGTACTCTTTTTTTTGCTCTCGTATTGCCTCACGGTTATTCTCACGGTACTCTTTTTTACAAAGTCTACACATATTATCGTGACCATCTTTAGTACTACGATCCTTGTTAAACTCAGACTTTTCCTTTACCTCCTTACACTTATAACAACGCTTAGTCATTACCATTGTCTCCTAGTTTTCCAGTAAACCCAACACTCTGAGCAATGGTCTTTACCTATGAGAAGGTCGATTAACCACACTAGGTTAGGTCTCTTGTCCTTTTTCCACTGCCAGTTACGAGCAGAGAATGTTTGATTGTTACTGCCCCCTAGTATTACGTTAAGCAACACAGATAGGGCAGTGATAAGTCTAAAACAATATCTCGTTATTTTCATCGTAGGGGTTCCTGTAGTAGCCTTTAGCCATGCAGATGCTGCGTGAGTCTGTTATTTCTTCTAATGCCTCTATTTCCGTTGTGGGTAGTAGACCTAGTAACATCAGTTCATTTTCCATCTGGGGCGGT